TAAAACACCTGAGTGGTTAAATCTTATGACAACTAGTTTGACTAATTGGAAACTTGTATGTTGTAATCCTGGTTTTAAGAAAGTATCTCGAGTTTTGTCGATGATGGTAACTCTAGGTATTTTTACAAAAGACCTGTCTTGCAATGTTAAAGGCGTTGAAATATTCGCCATTGGTGCAATGGAAAAGCAGTTGACAGCGGTCGATCTAATCGATGCTGTTATTGAAACTGTTGTTTTCTTTGCTGAGGGCGCATATAGGTGTTTTGATGAAGGTTCTTTTAATCCTTTATTGTATAACACCTCAGCCATGGCCAAGACCGAAAAACGATATGTCGAGATGCTCTCCTTGTGGGAGTATGCTCGTAATGGTAATTTAAGTCGATTTGCTTCTATTTCTGAATCCGAGTTTGATGCTAATTTAGCAAAACTCGTACGGGATTTGGAGGAGATGTACAAACAGGCTTCACCAGGCATCGAGAAAAAGGTCTTGTGTGATCGTTGGCGTGAAATGGCCAAGATTCAGACAGAGTTTGAATCTTCCCGTGTGCGTGGAGGATTACGAATGGCACCTTATTGTTTCAAAGTTTTTGGTGAGTCTTCTGTAGGCAAATCCACATTTACCGATGTGGTTATGTCCACTATTTTGAAGGCAAACAAATTCCCTTCTGGTGATGATTACATTATCACACTAAATCCTGATGATAAACATATGTCCAACATGAGATCCTATGTCACCGGTATCAAAATCGATGACTATGGTAATTCTAAATTGGACTTTGTAGACATAGCTCCATCCGACTGGTTGGTTCAACTATGTAACAATATCAAGCGTTATGCTATCATGGCAGACCTCGCCAATAAAGGCAAGGTCTCTCTTGAACCAGCGTGCGTTTCGATTACTACAAATGTTGAGGATTTATTGGCTCACCAAGTTTCGAACGAACCTATCTCTATTGGTAGACGTGCTCATGTGCATGTCGATATCAAAGTGAAAGAGGAATTTCGTTTAGTGAACGAAGAAGGACAACTCACTCATATGTTAGATCCGAATAAAGTGTTTGAGCGTTACGGAGAATCCACAGAAATTCAAGATCTGTGGCTCGTCACCGTGCGTCTCATGCGCGTTATTCCTTCACAAATGCAAGGTAAACGTGTACCTCCCACATTTGAATTTGAAAATTTGGAAGGCATGACAAATGTCTCCATTTTTAAATTCTTGGAGTATGCGTTAATCAAGTCCAAGAAGCATTTTGCTGTGCAAGATGCCTTGGTTAAACAGCAAACAAATTTGACAGATAAAATACCGTGGTGTAAAAACTGCAATCAACCCTCTCAAGTTTGCAAATGTACTCCTACACTTACATCTGGAACTGATTCACAGACACCATTTGAACCTCATTTTGGTATTCAATTGGCACATACTATGAAAAAGTATACAGACAAGTGGAGTCTTACTGCTGAACGTAAAACTAGATTCTTTGCATCAAACATTGAAGATATTACCAACAAGCAACTCATTAAAATGCTTAGTTGGTTTGAAACTTCGAAATTCGCTGTGTGGACAAACTATGTGCCCGATGAATTGATTGAAAATTCATGGATGCGCGGATTAGTTATGTTCTTTAATGAAGATATCATCAACGTACGGATTAAGGAAGCAGTTCGCAATTATTGGGCTGCTACTGGTCTTGTTGTGGGCTTCATCGCAATGTTCTCTATTGCACTGGCTGTTATCACATGCTTATTCATGAGTTTGGCTTTTCTATCATACTATGCTACAATCGTAGAAAGTGTGAAGGAGGCTTATTACTCAGAAGTAAAAAGGCGTCGTGATATTATGCCTGACTTGTTTGTAGAGGTTCGTGAGAACCATCTCAAATATGTTTGTGGAGCAATAGCTGGATTTTCAGTCATTTGGGGAGTTGTTAAAACTGTCCAGGCTTTTCGAGCAATGACCACCATTCAGGGGGTTTTGCAACCGAAGAGTGTTGCCGAAATCAAGCAAAGAGAATCAGAGCCGAATGTTTGGTTACCAGATACGAATACTGTGAAAAAAGTATCTGGAATTTTTCCGCATGACATCGAACACTACAGCAGTATTGCCCGGAAGAGTTTGTGGTACTTCAGTTATGAAGTTGCAGATAAAATCAGATTTTGTGACGCATTTATGGTGCGAACACATATCTTGATGATACCTTTCCACATGATTCCGGAAATCAATACTAAAGTAACCATTAAGAAGCGTGGTCAATCTATAAGTTTTATCATTGATCCGAAGAGCATTTATCGCCTTCCGAACACTGATTTCGCTTTGATTTACGTTTCCAATAGTGGTGACTGTCCGAATTTGTTGAGCAATTTTGCCGATGAAATTTCTCCGAAGAGTGTCCCCTGTGTTAGCTATTATGTTAACGAGGAAGGGGAGATGACTTCTGATAATTTCTTGTGGCAACCAAATAACTGCGTGAGTAATGGATTGCACACGTTTCGAGGATCTTACTATTCAATGTCGAAACCCACCTTTGGTGGTCAATGTATGACATGCTGTGTTTCGGAGGGAAAACAGCATCATATATTGGGATTTCATTTGGGAGGACAAACTGGTCGTGTAGACGGCTGTGGTGGTGCACTTACACGTCCAGAATTGGATGTTGGAATATATCACCTCCTTAAGCTAAGTCCCAACTTTACCTTGGGACCAGACAGGACAGATTTGCCCGATAAGATATTAGGGAAAAAATATGACGTTAGTGGTGGAGTACATTACAAATCTCCCATTAACTGGGTACCAGACGATGCGGCGATTGTAGCTTATGGTGAAGTTACCGGTCGTTCTAGTACAACATCCAAGGTCACGGAATTACCTATCTCTTCTGTTGTGACTTCTGTCACAAAACAGGAGAATCTGTGGGGACCTCCGCAATTTGCTCCTCTTAAAATCCGAAAGGATGGGGAGACAATTAAGGAGACTTGGCGTCCCTGGGCTGCATCATTAGCCCATTGCTGCCAACCCAGCATAGGATTTCCTGCCTCGGATGTGGATAAGGCTTGTGATGACTATTTACTTGATTTAAAGGATTGTTTCGATAATCAGTCTGAGAAATGGTGTTCAGAAATGAGACCATTGACTGACGTTGAAACTGTTTCCGGTATCGATGGATGGAAATTCATCGATAGAATGAAAATAAATACATCAATAGGATTCCCGGTGGGGGGATCCAAAGAGCCACATTTGGTTCATTTGAACCCTGAGGACCATGATAACATAACTGAGCCAATTATTTTTGAAGCTCACATTATGCGTGAATATCATGAAGCTCTCGACATGTGGGCGTCCCGAAAGTGTAGAAATTGCATTTTCGGTTCCGCTCTCAAAGACGAGCCAACCCTCAAAACCAAGGATAAAGTGAGAGTGTTTCAAGCTGCTCCCATCATTCTACAATTGGCTATTCGTAAATACTATTTGCCTATCGCTCGCTTTCTATCATTAAATCCGTTAGTAGCTGAGTGTGCAGTTGGTATCAATGCCAGTGGGAGAGAATGGGATGAACTTGCTAAACACATGAATAAATTTGGGAAGGACCGAATACTTGCCGGAGACTACTCCAAATACGATTTACGTATGCCAGCGCAGCTAACCCAAGCTGCTTTTGGCGTCATGCATCGTATTGCTAAATGGAGTGGCAATTATTCGATTAAGGATATAACCATCATGGAGTCTATTACATTTGAAGTTACTAATCCGTTGGTAGCTTACAATGGGACTTTAATGAGATTTTTAGGAACTAATCCTTCAGGTCAAAACATGACGGTGTATATCAATTCAATAGTTAATTCGATTTTGAATCGTTTGGGTTTTTTCCATGCCTATACGCAGGATACTATTGAAGAGGACAAGCCGGGTTTTGCTGCCAAATTGGGCAGACCGGTTAGGTTTAGGGATTGTAATTCTATTGCAATCTATGGCGATGATTTAAAGGGATCAGTCATAGAAGGATTGAATAGACATAATCATGTGTCATTTGCCAAGTTTCTGGCAGACAATGATATGAAATTTACAATGCCCGACAAGACATCCGATCCCATTCCATTTATGAAGGATGGAGATGCGGATTTCTTGAAGCGCAAAAATCGTTACGATAAAGAATTGGATTCTATCGTAGGGATGTTGGATGAAATGTCGATTTTCAAATCGTTGCACTCTGGATTGAAGTCGGAAGACCTTAGTCCAAAAGAGATTTCAGCGCAAAACATCGATGGGGCTCTCCGTGAATGGTTTTTTCACGGTAGAGAGATTTTTGACATGAGAATGGAACAAATGAAAGAAGTTTCACAGACTTCTGGAGTTTTTCCATTAACTCTCGGGGTGGACTATGATGAGCGTGTCCTTCGTTGGAAGGCAAAATACGACTCATAAAGTCCAGTAACAAAGACCTGCATGTCTATAAACTGCAAACTTTTGGTTCTACATTTGGCCTATAATGGGTGATAAAATTCCTTTTCTTTTGGCCTTTTTCTATTATGGAAGCCCTGGTATTTGTAGAATAGTTCCATCCGCAAGGATGTGGGGAGCTATTTAGCTCCGGCTTGTGCCATTACTTACGTTAATTCGGGTATTTGAACGCACTAAACCCTAGAAAACATCCCTTAGGAGGATCTCAGCTGAGCACTGAGCCTTCAATAAGTATATTTCTAGCTTGCTACTAAATCAAAAGCGCAACCCCCAGCGCATAAGGGGGAAAGTAGTTCTGCTGACTTAAGTGCAGAAAAACCACAGTGCCCAAAACCTGCAATTATTACACGTGAAGTGAGTGATTGTGTTGGGTGGAGTGTTCCGGGACCGTTAGACGTCCCACACTCCGAGAAGCATGGCTTCGAACCCCAGTCTGGAGAGGCCGGAGTCGGAGTGGGTACTGGTGCTGATCATGCAACTGAACAACTAGTGGGATTTAACGATCAAACCGCTGGTTGGATGACTGATGTAAAAGCAGGATATGATGATACAATGGACACAGCAACGAAAGTTGGAAGTGATCTCGGAGCGTTCTTGGAACGACCCGTGAAATTGAGCTCCCAGTCTTGGGCTGTTGCTCAACCATTGTTTTTCAATTTGAATCCTTGGAGAGATTTTCTTGCCGATCCTTTTGTGAGAACAAAAATCGCCAATTATGAACTTCTCCGAGGTACCATGCACATCAAGGTGTTAATTTCAGGAACTGGATTTCATTATGGACGCGCTTTAGTGTCCTATAATCCACATGCAGCTTTTGACGAGCTTGCTGTTTCGAGAAATTTTCTTGATGTCGATCTTGTGCAGGCTAGCCAAAAGCCACACATTTACATCAATCCGTCTAAGAATGAAGGAGGAGAAATGAGCTTACCATTTTTCTTCCCGAACAATTACTTGTCCTTATCCAAGTTTGAGCAAAGCCAAATGGGTGAACTTACTATTAAGTCATTTGGCAATTTGGCTCATGCTAATGGAGGTAATGACCCTGTAACAGTACAAGTATGGGGTTGGATGGAGAACGTATCTCTTACTATGCCTACTAGTATTACGCCCTTTGTGCCACAAGCTGGTGGTAAACCGAATCCAAAGAAGAAAACTGGAGGAAGTACCATGAACAGCGGTGACGAATATGGGAAAGGAATCATATCACAGCCTGCTTCCGCTTTGGCGAAGGCAGCTGGGATGTTAGAATCCATTCCTATGATTGGGCCATATGCGCGAGCGACCAGTATGGTTGCTTCGAAGGTTGGAGATGTAGCTTCTTTATTCGGCTACTCGAGACCTGCTATCATAAGTGATACGGTCATCCAAAAACCCAGTCCTACTGGGAATTTGGCCAATGTTGATGCTCCTGAAGCTATCAACCGCTTGGTTCTTGATTCTAAACAAGAATTGACTATAGATTCACGTACTACAGGTTTAGATGGTGAAGATCAGATGGGAATCGACAGTATTTGCTGTAGAGAGTCCTATTTGACTTCATTTACCATGTCTCCATCGGATGCACCTGAGAAGATATTATGGAATTCTTATGTTACTCCGACATTGGCACGTGTGAATGGTGATGAAATTCATATGACACCTATGTGTGCTATGGCGCAGTACTTTGAAGATTGGCAGGGAACGATCAAATTCAGATTTCAGATAGTGAAGAGTCAATTTCATAAAGGTCGTATCTTAGTAAGATACGATCCTAGGTCCTTTGACTCAGAGGTCAACTATAATACGAATTATTCTCGTATTGTTGATCTTGCTGAAGAAGAGGATTTTGAAATTGAAGTTGGTTGGGGTCAAGCCCGACCCTTTCTCAAAACGTTTGATCCTAATTCGTCTTTCGATTCGTTGTATGGAACTACACGCCTGACTACTGATAGTCTTAACTTTTTTAATGGTGTTTTGGAAGTTAATGTTGTCAACAGTTTGGTTTGTCCATCCGCTGATTCCGATATTCAGATTATCGTTTCTGTATCTTCATGTGATATGAAGTGGGGTGCACCTTCTCCAACTCAGTTGAAGAATTTGCATTATTTCCCCCCGGACGCTCCTGCTGCTCTTAATTTCACTCCTCAGAGTGGTGAAGTAGAAGCATCAGGTGAATCCATGGTATCAGGTCAACCTTTAGGTTCCAATTCATTGGAGCCAATCAATAAGAATTTGGTACCAGATGATCATACAATGGAGGTTTTCTTTGGAGAAAATCCAACGTCAATACGTGAATTGTTTCGACGATATGTGCATGTTAAAACATATATTGCTCCTACGAACGCTGATGAACAGGCGATCACAATCGGTAAATATTTCTTGAAAGGATTACCACCTCAAACTGGATTTGATTCCGAAGGTGATGATTTGACACTTGATGGTATTACCAAAGGAACAATTGGAAACACAAGTCCAATCGCTTTTTTCTCCCCAATGTACGCCGGATGGCGTGGAGGATTGCGGCACAAACTCTTGTTTGCTAGATCGAGTAATGCTGATAGCTCTCCGTCTGCTACACGAGTTGGTTTTGTTGATTCCATTGGTTGGATTACAGATACTCTTTTTAGAGGTAGTAACTTGGCTGCTGGGCTTTCTGATATTCTGGGTGTATACTCTAATGGAGGCTCTGCTGCCACCAACATGGGTGTTAACAACACCATTGAGTATGAATTGCCATATTACAGAGGCCAAAGATTCTCTCCTGCTCGTATTATTTCTGCAGAGAGTAATCTTTCCGACTCCGCTGTTATACAGACTGCAAATTTTGTTGGTAGTGTGTGCTCATTTCAGGATTGGGTTGCTACAGGAGAGGACTATTCCCTGTTTTTCTTTACAGGGGTGCCTATCATGTATAATTACCAAATATTGCCTTTTTCGGATTAGGCAGAGGCTCTCGACAAGCTAATACTGTCGTTGTAAGTGTTTTGATCGTTTTTCAAACGATTGGTTATGAATAAAACCAAAAAACTTTCTATTGTGGAAATTGATATATCCCACTATTACTAATATATATCAAGCTTGACAGGCTTAACCTGTTCAGTCCTTGGGTGGTCCAAGGAGCGTGCTGATTTATCAGTTCGTTGTGAGGAGCGAATGCTCTGCAATTATTATAGTTTAAACTATTTGTTTTATATTGCGGGGATTCGTTCCCGCAGGAATTATCAAATAGATCACAACTTTCTACTTGCGCTCACACAATGTTCGTGTACAGACCACGTTCGGAGACTATACTCCGAACGTTGGTGGTCACGGACTTTAAAGTGTGG